ACAATGTGGAAAGCGTCAACGTTGCTGGTGCAAGCTTTGACCAATCATTCAAACTCTCTTTCTTCTCCTTCTTATACAACAAAGATAAAGACCTTGGAGCACTATACATCATCATACACTTGAAAGAATCAAACATAGGATAGAATACAATACCAGCCAATAGAATACTCTGAATAAAAAACCCAATATCTTCATCACATCTAAAGGAAAGCCAAAGAAGCAAACAAGCGGCCATAATTACCTTCTGTGTGGTATCAGAGTACTCAACAATAACGGCTTGAGCTGCAAATAGTTTAACCTTCCATTCAGAATAAATTTGAGTAACATATGCAGGGAAGTCCATTTTAGACAAAAAATAATTCCCAGTGATTGGAATCAAGAATTTAACTTCATCTGAAATACCCCACCTCAAATGAAGACAATATGTAATATAAAATAATGAAACACGTAATATAGATTCAATGCAAATACTCACACGTACTATGGATTTAACCTCCTTCTCACGAACTACAATAGAATAGTAATCTCCAAGTCCAGTTCCCTCAAATTCCTCAGGAAAACACATTTCAATCATGGCTTTCTTATTAGTTTGAAACCATTTTTCTGCTATCTTTCGGAAAACTACTAGCAAATATTGAAGTTCCTTGCTACAATTCGAAATAAAATCAGAATAAACTGAGTCCAAATTGCACTTCCCTTCAACAATCCAAGAAAAGAGCATCTCTTTTAAGCCTTGCTCAACGGCTTTTTGACGTTCATCAAATAGTCCTTGATAAAGTATGCCATTACCCTCATTAGAATGTGGCAAAATTTCTCCATTATTATCGACAGGGTCAGGCATGACTGAATTGTCATTAAAATTCACTTCATTGACAACGGATTGGAGCGCATGGATGGAACCACCTGCCACGCCCAAGTTGAGACATGTACAATACTCAAAAGCACCACAACATTCTCTACATACAATTTCCCCATTGAACAACTTACTACGCTCAATCAAAGAATTCTGCTCCTTATAGTGCACAGCAGAAGCCTCTTTAATATAGAGAAGAAGTTCATTAATGGTGGCATTACGCATTTCGTGTCCATTCCACTGAACATACTCTAAATGCCATTTATCATCTCTATGTGTCATAACACTACCAACATCCAACTTCGGAGGTCGGGGAGTGGAGACAACACGCACAACAAAAACATCAAAGTGCCAAATGTCCGGGGCAAGGACACTATTGCCAAATGCAGCCTGAACTTTAGAGGGATCAATTTCAATAGTTCCCTCTTTTTGAAATTCAGGTTTAACTTTAGCATAAATATGCACTTTCATTCTCCTCATAATAGAGGAAGGTTGGTTCGAATACATACTCGAATCAATGTCACTAACATTTGTAGTGATGCCAATAACCTTAGGTTCAGCAACAACAGTACCCTTCAATTCCAATTCGGCCATATTCAGGTAAAATGGGATGTTGTTGACAAATTTTAAAAGAGTATCACAAGGAGATTCTTCAACAAAGTCACACTTAACATTGGCGAAATCATCAAAGATAACTCCATTGATATATGAACGATATGTAGAAAAATACTTGTCCTGTGAATTCAAAGTCACAATAAACTGATCTTGATGGTTGTATCCATTGCTGGACAAAATATATCTCATCAAAATTTCATTAATTGAAGACTTACCAAGACCAGTCGAACCAGATAGAAGGTATGCGAATGGCGCAATTCGCAATCCACCAACGGCTCTTGTTTGAATAAAATCACAATGGAGTTGCTTCAACATTCTGACTTTATCCATGACAAATTTCTTTGTCGGTCCATCATAAAGCAGGACCAATTTTTCACCTGAACGAATTGCAAGTTGCAACTCTTGATCAAAGGTGTTTTCATCCAAGCCAGTAAATTTACCCAAATTTCCTGGTTTAACATACTTGAATTGTGCCTGTAAATCGGAAACAGTTGTGTCTAAAGCTCCCAACTGGTCATCTGAATAAAGAAAACCAGCATAGGAACCATCGACCAAATATTTCTTCAAACCACCAATTACATAAGTGGACACCTTAAGAACAGCGTCCACAAAACTAGTGGCACCTTTACAGGAATTTTTTGCATCGAATAAAAACATGGAAAATGATCCAATTGAAATAGACCACTTTTTATCAGCACTATAAAAAATAGCCAAAAATGTGCTGACAAGCACAACTATGGATCCAAAGGCTTCATTTTTATGTGCTAATTTCCAATTATTCAATAATTCTTTCATGTAAGATTCAAGATCTTCGAGAGACCATGAAAGAATATTTTTCACAAAGATCATGTCGCTACAAAGTAGCAACTTAGATACAATATCACCATACGACACACCCAAATGTGTCTTTAACAATTTTGTAGCAATAATTAATGCTCTCTGTAGGTTGGATTTCCTTGCTTTCACAAGAAATGCAACTAAAACAGTTTCAAGTGCTTCAGTTGCAAAATTCGTGTCAAGACTGCTCAACTTAGTAATAAAATCCCCATACACAGATGTAGCATGGGGTTTAATCACAACTTTTTGCTTTCTTACATGATTCTTTATATTTTTCTTTTTAATGCGAAAGTCTTTTCGTAATTGCAACTTCTCATTTGCAATTTCAATTTCATCTTCTTTAATCTGGTAAAGAGGGTTGACAGCCCTCGCAGTTGCATGATGGGAATTTAATCCCTGAGAATCCTTACAGTGGTCTCCCTCCACGGTGTTGTATTTCATGCTTATTTTTGTTTTTGGGTACACGTTCTAATTCGGAAACCCATTCGAATCTTTATCTTAATAAAATCACATACACTTCCGGTAATTCGAAATATCAGTGTAGCTAAGGTGTCGTCCAGATTGTCAAATCTGTTTATATTAATTATTCAAAACTTAAAGTATAAATTTGTATGATTGCTAATGTACGGCATTCTGTCGTGTCTTGTTTCATTCAACAAGCTCACATAATGACATGTCGCGTAGTTCGGTCTACACAAAATACTTTTTGGGTATAAATTGAAATCGTCAATGATAACTCGTGGCGTTCTCGGTTCCACTTTCTTATTACCTTGTAAGCTAACAAATTTCAAACATCCATATAATGTATTAAAATTTTAAAAAGAAGGGGCCATAGCCCCAAAACCCGCAATTATAAAAAACTGCGGAATCCCGCAGAAAAATTAGCGGGAAAATAAGATAACTTGGGGGCCAACCCAAGTCAAATTTTGTAAACAGTACTCGATCAGTGTACTAAATACGGTTGTAAAACTTTT